AGTTAGGATCGCTATAACCAGTCACCGGGGCATAAGTCTTTGCCCAAAATGTATCCAAACAAGTGTCAGTGTCTCCACCCAAAAATTCTAATGAAGTTACGTCACCAAGCCCTCCGTGCGTTGAACCAGTTGCATCTGCAGCGGATAATATAAATTCCCTAAGATCAGTCTGATAACCCGGATAGACCAACGGGCGCGGGATTAAAACTGGCCAGCGTATGAACGTGCTGAACGTCCACACGTTACTATTACCCGCAATCTTGGGCATACGTGTCATGAACGGGAAGGACGTATACGATCCCCACCATCCGGCATTTCCATCCTGAAATTGCAGTGAACGCTTGGGCGTTCTCACGATAGCCGCATTTGGATCTGCTCGACTGCTAGTCAGCTGCCATTGGCCGCCATCAAATACCAAGAGCAAAATTTGATTGATAACACCATCGCCAGCGGACAATTCTGAACCATCAGGATGCCGCACTGGATATACAGGAAAATTATTCGGCTTGAAAGTGACCGGGCCAGTCGTGTTAGCTATCAGCTTGATCTCAACGGTTCTATGTTCATTGATATCCGGCAATGATGGAACATACAGTCCGATCAGAGCATTTGGCGTGCCACTGGCGTCTGCCTTAACGTAGGGAATGTAAATTTCATATCTGTCAATGTTGCCTCCGCCTGCCTGATCAGAGATTCCAAGATTTTGAACCTGAAAATTCGTGCCGTCACAAACAAGATCGGCAATCTGACCAGCCAACAAATCATTAGCAGTTAAATCAGCACCATCTAATCGTTTAACACCTGTGGGTGCAAGACTACCGACCTGTATCGTGGTCGCACCGGTCACGCTGTGTGCAACCAATACCCGCAGTTCTAAGCCAGCATCGTAAGTCATAATCGATGGCGAAAGCTGCGGGATCACAAGTTGGTTCGGCGTTCCTTGGTCAACATAAAAATTCAATCGCCCATCACGAACAGACCGAGTCACTTGCATCAAATCATCATCGGTCGGTGTTTGCTGCGAGTTACTGATTATATTGGTAATCTCGCGCATGGGATTTTCAATGGTAGTCGCGTCAGGGATCGAACCATGAATCCCCTTGTTCGGTTGACCATTGATATAAGGCGCATTCGGATCAGAAATGCCGAATGGTTGTTCGTATTTCATGGTAATCCTGCATACTTGCTCGCTGGAGAAAGGTTACTGTAGTCGAACACAATGTCAGTGTGCGCCGGTTTCCATCTCCTTAGCAGACATTCAAGGTCCTGCGCGTAACCAATCGTCAAATGCGGATCCACTCCAGCCTGACCAGATCCAACCCGAAACCATGTAAGTGGTGCCAAATGAACGTGGACTTGCCAATAGAATCTGATTTCAGGAGCACCAATCTCCCAGCGAAAATCATCCATCAATTCCGGATGATGACCAGGGTAGTCATTCCACTCTCTCATTCCGCGCGTATCACCCACTTGCGACACGCCAGCAGTGAACGGAGAAAACTCGGTAATCGAGATATTATAGCCGAGCCACGCCGCTATATCAATAAAAAACTGTTGGCTCTGTGCACCCAGCAAAGTCATCTTCATGATGAGCATTGCATGGCGTTGATCTATCGTAAGCGCTGCTTTGAAACACGGGTCTGGGAGCCCAAAATTCCGTTCCCAGTCCGGAAGAAGTTCTATAGTTGCTCGCGGGTCACTTTCCTGTTCTAATAAATCCGCTGCTCGCGCATCAACCGTGCCCCAATAGTTTGCCAAACCGGCGATGACCTGCATCAGCACACTAGTTGGGTGCCGTGGCCACGCTGGTCCCCAAGGCAGAAGCTCTCCGTAGGCTACAGCATAATTATCGCCTGACCTACGTACATGTTTATCCCCCGGCATAAATAATTGACCCTAGTATCGGCAGGTGACCAGGACTAGGCATTGGGGTCGTGTCAAATACCAATTCATAATGATCTACGTTAATAGCATTTGAAATGGCAGCTTCCACCCAAGAACGATAAACTGTGCAACCTGGAAAAGTTTTTTCATAAAGCATAGACTGCAATTCATTAGCTATGGAAGCCCGAGTTCCATCATCGTCAACGCTCAAGTTGTTTATGTGCAATGCCAACGGGAATGGTATGGGTGCCTCAACATAAAAATCTTTCACTGCCACTGGCCGCTTGGTGTTCATGTAAGTAGCCACCGTGACTACATCATCATCAGTGGGTAACCCATAATTGTCCGCACGTAAGTCATCCATCATAAAGCGAATCGTCACTGTACCGATTCCCATTTCAAGAGGACTGCTCCATGCCCTAGTTACACCCGGCACCTGCAGCGCCCAGGCTTCGTAGTCGGTCGCGTCTCCACCCATAGGTGGCTCTTGAATTCGCTGAAGAATTCTGGCACGCAGTTCATCGTCCGTTTCTGTATCTGTACCTCCAAACATTTCAATAACGGTTGTGTCCATGTCTATACTGGGAATAATCGGACTAAAACTAATAACCGTACCGTAAAGCAAATTGCCTGCACTGCCGGGGTCTAATGCCTGCACTGATATAGGCGTCGGTCCCGCAGACATTATCACAGTTTGCATCGTCTGATACATAATGGCTGGCACACCTGGAATGGTCGGCGCACTAATGAGCTCCGAGCCCATTGGCACCACAATGCCCTGTGTGCCAGTAGCCGTGATCGTGCCGCTAGCAAGCGTGGACAATTTGCGTCCGGTACTGCCATCTGAATTGACAAGCCATATTTGCGCATGCCGGTCAAGCCAGATCGTTTCTGCAGTATCAGGGAGGAGCTGAAGACTCAGCCAGTCCACATATTGGAGAACCAAGTGACAGGCTGCACCGGTAACATCCGACAGCACTCGCAAAATACTGTTGGGAACATTGGCATCTGCACCCGGCAAATTTGCCCGCACGGCATCCCGCACAAAACCACGGACGGTTGCCAGCGTTGGAGTTGACCAAGGCATTGTTCAATGTCCTGTCGCCTGCATTTGTTCATCCCACAGAACTTGATACATCAATTGAACAGGTGGCTGCGGACCACGGTACATCACGACGTATGCATCAATCCTGTTCAATGGTGTAGCCGGTCGCATCACCTGTACATCAAAGCGTGAGCAAATACGATTGTCCACAAATGGCTGCAGCGCTTGCCGGATGTACGTTTCCACCGCCACCAGCGTATTGCCACGCTGCGCGTTCGGTCCTTCAATGGCACTGCGTGTCAGCAGCCACAGCTTGCTGCCTATGGGCCACGCTCCCCAGATAGTGTCCGCGTCAAGGTCGCCCCACCAGCCTTGCAAGTCGGTCGAGTCCGGGTCCGGTAGCTCATCAGTCACGTCTGCGCGGCCATTGGTGCCCAGTGCAATGACCACCGCAGTGGCCAAGGCTTGTGTGTCATCCAGCGTGCCATCCGGCAGCAGGGACCAATCTATGCCAATACGATAAGCTGGCCATGGAAAGCTTTGAACTGCTCTTACGTCTGGAACGGGACTGGTCATGGAATACGTCCCTTGACATTCTTGCACGGGCCAGCAGTCGTAAGCACAATGGCAAATTTATGCATAGCCGGAGTACCACCACAATAATCAAACCCATCACTAGAATTGGTTTCATGCAGCACGTCATCATCTTCCTTGCTCTTGGACAAACGAATCTTCTTGCCACTTGACCAAGTGCCATCAGACTGTTTTACATGCATGAAATCTTTACTGTTTGCGCCAGCACCATTAACAGCTTTCTGACCGGTCTTTAAATTAGCACCAGGGTCACTGGTACTGGCACCATCACTCCCGCTACCACCACTAGCAGCACGTCCCTCAATTGTTGCTATTTCTAAATCTAGCTCGCGTTGTAGTTCTGGTTCTAGGCCAGCCCACAAACGTGCTTGAATAAACGGTGCATATTTGGCATATACGCTGAGCTTGGCTGGACTTGCCTGCTGCTGGCTCTGTGGAGGATTTGCTTTCCCACTGCCTGCTGGCACTAATTGCAGCCGTACCATCTGCGGCGCAGAATGATACATGCCATCACTCGCGAGATGGATTTGCATGTCATCATTATTGGTACGATTCATGGCAACGTCGCCACTACCTAAACCACGCAATCGATGACGACGATCATCCATATTGCCGTTGGCTGGAAAACTGCGATTGCCACCCATAAAACTAGTAAACGTTTCTGCACTGGCAATCATGTTTCCCATTTCATCCTTGTCGGCTGGCATGCATACGCTGGTGAACCCGTAATTCTGCGGGCTCTCTATGCCACCGCGACTTTCGCCATGCATGAAATTGCCACTGCCCTCCTGCATCAGTTTATTGTCATCAACTTGGTCAACGGTAGACCTAGCTCCACCACCAACATAACTGCGGAAGGAAGAATTAGCTGGTGTTGCCCTATGCATTAGTTGTGTCCTATGGAGCCGAAGATGACCTGCCCGTGTCCGGCACATTGGTTGGTTGCGTCATGGTCGGGTTGCCCACATTGGCACCAACGATGGCTCCGAACTCTGTGTCACGCAGCAGAGTTGGCCGCACCAACTCAAGCACCGTCTGTGTGCCGCTTTGATTGTCCTGTATAAACGTGGCGGACATAATCTTCATGTATTGGCTCAGCATGGCCATCGGTGATTTCACAAACACTTTGTCACCGGGATTCCAAATGCTGCCGTTTGGAGCGATCCAACCCTGCACCGTTATGTTCACTTGAATGATATAGCCTTCGTGCCACACCGCTATATTCTTCACATGCGACAAAAGCTCTTGCGGTGTACGTACTGGCTGCTCCATTGGAGTAATCAAACAACTTTTATCATTGGCACTTCCTGGACACCATGCTGGAGGCGGACTGGCCTGCGCACCGTTATGGTCATCCGTGCCACCATCCTGCACGATAGCACCATAAAGATTAAATACGTTGTCGTTTTGTATGAGGCACTGACATGCTTTAATATTTTGACCTTCAATTAGCGAGGGACCAACATTGCCATTGTGCGGACCAATGATCAAAAATTTTCCATATTTATTGCTGCCCAATACAATGCCGCGCGGCCTAGCGATACGTTCCAAAAAATCCCAAATTTTTTCTCCAGGTTGATTTTGCAATTGAACAAACGGAGTTGGATCTGGTGTTCCAACAACTTCAATAATACTAGCGCCGCCATATGGTTCAAGAACTTTTTCTGCGACCTTCACAAACGGCATACCATCAAAATTGCCGGACTTAGTATAAGCGGTGGACTTGGCTGGACCAGCCGTCATGGACTTGCCCATCAATTGCACCTGATGACTGCCTGCGTCATAGGCCACTTGCCGCGTCGTGATAAAGCCAGTGAAGGCAAGCTGGTCAGCTAGCTGAATGGTGCACGGGTCACCGGGCTTGAACTGCCGCAAGTCGGCCCAGCTATCCGGCAAGTTGCCACGCTCCGCTGCCGTGAACCTAAAGCGATGGAAACTCTCCGCCCACCGCTGCTGCACCCAGACGCTTTCCCAGTCATGATAAAGCGCACCACCAGCGGAAAGCTGACATATCTCATCAGGGTTAAAAGACTGCGGCGGTAGCGTACCACTCATGACGACAGAGCCAATCCTTGCACCGGGCAAAACAACGGATGGACAATCTTGTTTTCTGCTCTTACCTCGTCGCCTCTGCTGGCGTCATCATAAAGCTTGTACCCTATGACCAATGTGGAAAGCACCTTGTTGAACTGATACCCTAGCATGCGCGGGAGTGGCCGTGCTGTAGTAACAAGATGATTAGTAATAGCAGCATACAGACTAACAATATTTTGAAAAGCTTGTTGGTCCATTTCATCTGCAGCCGTTTCTTCAGCCTCATTGAACGGTAGCTGTATCTGTTTCTTGATAGCTTCAACATCCTGCCTGCTGACAAAGCTCATGCCAGCAATGCAGCGCGACATGGTGACCAAACACAAACCAATGCCGCTGTTCTTCACCAGCGTGCCGCCCACAGTGGTTGGAGCTTCCTGCTCCGTAAAACGCCGGACAATTTCTATCTGCTGGAATGTTGCCCCAGCCTGCCACGTCAACCAGAAACAATTGCTGAACGGCGGACCAAACGAATCCAACCGCAGCCACACATAGGCATTGGCAATGGTGTCCCCGATAATGTTGCGCGCGTCCGCACCTGCCCTACCGGCTGGAGGCACGGTCTTAGCAAGGTACCCAAGTACCCGCTGCGCAATGGCAGCCCCTTCGGTGGCGTCTACCTTGTCCATGGTGCCGACTAATGCCCTAGAAATGGCCGCTGGTGCTGGGATGGCCTTATACCCGAGGATAGCTACCGCGATGGCCTAGCCCGCGCATACAAGGCCATTTGCGGGCTGGTGACCGCCATGGGGCTGCTGCCAATGTCGGTCCCACTGCCGCTACCGGCAGGAAGAGGACCACTACTAGGTTGCTCACCGCTGTTGGCCCGCTGGCGAATGTCCTGCACCTGCTGAGCTGCCCCAAGCTGCTGCTGTATCTGCTGGTCCACCGTGCTGCTTAACTGCAGCAATTCACCTTGCGTGTCCGGTGCCAGCGAAAAGGACTGCCGCCCGTACTCCACAAACGACATATCAAATGTGCAAAAACCACCGAGCCTTTCTTCTTCACTTATTCGATAACGCTGGACTAAACACCACAACCCTGGAATTGTAGGCGTCTGCAACCAGCCCGCTGAGCCATTCTCTAGCGCAGTGATCAAAGCATTACGAGCAACACGGTAGTCGCGTTGATACAACAATGTTTTATCATTGGTCAAATCCATCGGATACGTAATGCAGTAACCGCGCACTGCCCAACCGATAGCATTATGTCCCATGTCTTCTGCGTAAGGTAAATCTTTTTTCGGAAACTGATGCATTACAATTCGACGACCGCTTTCCATGCCGTAGCTTTCACAATGAAAATACGCACCACGGAATGAACCCTTGACGAGTTGCGCTCGCCAAGTCGCATTCGGCAATTGCATTATGTCCATTATTGATGACCCCGCAAAGCAGGGTTAGCCGGACCAACCTCAGCCGTGTCCATCTGCGTCTGGCGATGGTCATTTACCGGCATGAATGCAACTTTAGTTGCTGCCGTTGCAGGATTGCGCACGGCGATATTTATAGAACCAGAAGTATCAATTGAATGGGCAGTTTCAAATCCACCAAGACCCTGATCAATCATAGTTCTAGCAACATCTATACGTTCTTGCCCTCTAGCCCATTTCACATCTTGCGCTTCAACACCGTAGCGCTCACCACCATATGCTTTTGTTCCATATCCTCCTTTCCCAAATCCTACTGTTCCACTCGCGTTACCAGTACCGTAAGCAATCGTATTAGAACCAGCCATCACATCTGAAAGAAGCGGCGCATAAGCATTGCGTATATCTTCACTAGGTGTCTGTGCTCCAATACGATGTGTGCGCGGTGGAAAATATCTGCCGCCCAAAGTCTGCTTTAATGTTTGTCCTCTAGCCGCAGCACGATTCATGGTTTCTTCCATGAACGCTTGTTGTGCTTCACTACCTTGACTGCCTGTTTCAGCATTAGTATAAGAAAAGAACCTGTCACGTAATGCAGGATCTTTTAATTCCTGTGCAAAGCCTGCACGCACTTCCGCCAGTGTACCGGAATAACCTGTAGCTCCAGGTTGATTGTAACGACCTTGACCACCCGCACCCGGTATGCTTTCAGCACCTACACCAGATGGAGCACTAA